CTGCCATCAACGTGCCATCGCCTGTATTCCTATACAAAGCAATGCCTTCAATATCTACAGCAGAGTTTTGAACGGACAAACGCCGTGCAGGCGATGACGTTCCTACACCAACTTTACCCGAGCTGTCAATCAATATTGCATTGCTACCAGCAGTAGACAGACCAATACTATTAGTGCCTGCATAATATAAACCGTTATCCGTATCACCACTAAACGTATACGCAGGTGCAGCAGCTGTGCCTGAAACTGCTTCAATTGGTGTGGTCACAGTAAGACCACTAATGCTTAGTGTAGGTTCTTCAAGAGAAGTACATCCTGTAATTGCACCGTCGCCGCCGAGTCGTAATGTCATTGTTCTTTAAATTAAACGATGGACCAGTTTTCACCAGTGCCAATAGTGACAGTGACACCAGAATTTAAATAAATAGGACCACAACTAGTGGCGTTTTCTCCTGACGGCAGAGTGAAACTTGTAGTTACATTCTGCTCATTCAATAGGAATACTCTATCACCGCCAGAACCAGTTGCTCCTCCACCAAGGATTGCCCAAGTTCCGTCATATCCTTCAAATTGATTAAGAGTAGTGTTGTACCGGATCATGCCGGTAGATGAAGTTCCTGGTCTAGCAGCTGTTGTACCAGACGGAATTTTTAATGCTCCACTACTAAATAAGTGTGTGTCTCCATTACCTGAAACACGTACCCATTCATTACCATTAGCAGTGACTGAAATAATATCAGGACCAGCTGTAAAGATGCCCGTATTTTCGTCATCAATAAAAGTAATTGACGGTTCAGTAGCACTGCCGCTTTCAAAATAAATTCGATCAACACCAGATAATGTTCCGGTAACTGTTAAGTTTCCGACAATTCCTGTTGTAAACCTGCCAATAGCACCTGAAATGGTGCCGCTATTAGTTGTAATATTTCCTGTTACGGTGTTGTAGTCACCACTATTTGTAATATCACCTTGAACATCTAAGTCACCATTGATGATGACATTACCACTAAAAGTAGGATTACGTAGAAGTCCTGAGACAGGTACAGTAACACTTGCCTCGTTTGGTGAAACGCCTGTAGTAAACGTTATAAAATCAACGCGAACCTCGCCAAACTGTGGCATGATTAAAAGATCTCAGCTACTACTTTTAAATACATTCTAACTCAGTTACCCCAAATTGTTAGGACCGCACCGTAGACACCAGAAGAGATTGTTATTTTCCTGCTTGCACCTGCAGTAAATTCAATTGCATCTCCGGAGCTACTGTATAAACCTGTATTAGCGTCATCAATAAAAGCAATTCCAGGATTAGCTTGATCCCCTGAAGGGAAGAAAGCTTGATCTCTACTTAATAATCCACTCTGGAAATAAGCTTCTCCACTTACATTTAAATCTCCGCTAACAGTTAGATTATCTCCAACAATAAAAATATCATCAATATAAAGATCGTTGAACTGACCTGTTGTAAATGTTGCTGTTTCTCCAGTAACAGTAGTACCAGAAATAGTTCCAGTTACTGTTAGGTTTTGTCCGATAAGAATTCCGCTAACAAAATTACTTGTTCCGGTAACTGTAATACCTTCACGGAATACACTAGATCCATTAACAACAACACCGCTATCAAAGACCGAATTGCCACTAACTTCTAGGTCTCCACTAACGGTAAGATTATCGCCAATAATAAAATCATCATCAACAAATAAATCTTGGAATGTACCTGTAGTAAATAGAGCTGTTGTGCCAGTAATCGTGGCACCAGAAATAGTAGATAAACCTTGAAGTGTATTAGCAATGACTGTTAATCCTGTAACAGTACCTGCAAAAGCACCGCTGGCTGCAGTAATTTCTTGTACAGCATCAATAAATTCACCGGAAATTCGATAGCCAGTAATCGTATTACTGACAAATAAATCACCAGTAATTGATATCTCACCACCACTAATTACAATGCCACTGATTGTACTAGTCCAAATGGGTGCTTCACCAGCTCCTTGTGAAACTAAAACTTGTCCGTGAGCACCGTAGTTTTCTCCTGAGATTCCTAGGGCACCATAACGACTGATACGAAAACGTTCCTGACCACTAGTAGTAAAGCCTAGATATTTATCTTGTGCTGGATTGCCATCTATAACTCCGGTGGTAATAAAGATACCTGTATCATCTTGTCCTTCAAAAGTAATAGAAGGTTTTAATGCAGTCCCAGAAGCAAATACACCAGTTTGTGCATTGACTGTTGTTCCTGAGAACGAAGTGCCTGTTACGTTAGTAAAGACTCCACTTGTTCCTGTAAATGTTGTAAAGGAAGCTGTAGTACCCGTAGCAGTTACAAAATGTCCGCTTGTTGTAGAGACAGTTGTTCCTGTAATAGTTCCACTTACATATACATTGTCACCTGATAAGGTGCCAGTAATTAAAGGAGAGGTAATAATAGTATCAAAATTACCTGATTGGGCCGTAATTATTTCACCGCTTACTTCTCCTGTAATTGTTACACCTGAAGCAAAATAACCTGAACCACTAATAAATAAATTTTCTAATACAGTAAAGCTACCACTAACAGTTTGGTCACCACTAAATTGTAAGTTTGCTGCAGTTAATGTTTGCGCTTCTAACGCTGTAAATAAACCAGAAGCACCCGTAATAGTAGTGCCTGATAGATGAGTAAAGAATCCAGATGTGCCTACAGTTACTGCAAGATTTGCAGTATCACCAGTAATTGTAGTTCCAGATAAAGAAGTAAAGTGTGAACTAAAGCCGGTAACATTTAAGAATTGACCGTTGTCACCTGTAATTGTTGTACCAGATAAATTTGCTACATCAATGAATGTTCCTGTTGTTCTTTCAAAGAAAGCAGAATTACCGGTGATGGTTGTACCAGAAACCTGTGTTGTAAAGACAGCTGTTTGACCTGTAAGTGTCGTATATTTTCCAATATCACCTGTAATTGTTGCACCAGAAATAGTACCTGTTGCATTAATATCATTACTATTAATAGTGCCACTATGAGTTAAAACTCCTGTAAATGTTGCATTATCTACACTAAGAGTATCTATTTGAGCTACTTGTGCGTATAAATCGTTAATTTCAGCATCAACAATAATTCCAGAAACAACGCCAAAACTTTCTCCAGTTACCGTGGCTCCTGACATTGTGTCAAAGAAACCAGTAACAAAATCTATTGTTGTGCCAGTGGCAATTAAAAAGTTACCTGAACTAATTTCAATAAAGTCGGCAACAACATTATTGACTTCAATTTGACTGCCAGTAATCGTTCCTGTTATGGAAAAACTTCCACTGGTTACTAAGTCACCACCGACAATAACTGCTTGAAAATTTGAATCACCACTAACTGTAAGATTATTAAGACTAGTCTCTCCGCTTACACCCAGATTACCTGTGATGGTAATATTATTATAAATAGGATCTTCTCCTACATTGATATAATATTCATCTAGGTACTGCCTAAAACCACTAAAGGTAATCTTTTTATTTCTTAAAGCAGGGTCAACTTCAAAGACATGAACCAGGGTCAGAAGATCTGCATTGGCAATATCTACCGATTCAATCGTCGGAAATTGTGAGATCTTTCTATTTGCCACCTATTTATAAAGTCAAATCCTAACTGATATTATAGGACTGCTTATTTATCGCGAATTTCAATTCGAGGTAAAATATCTGTTGCAAATGACCAGATACCTTGTACACCTAAAACAAGGCCACTAGCAAGAGCAAAAATAACTAAAATTTCTGCCAAAGTTAAATTACGTCTTACGTAAACAATTTTAGGTTCTACTTGCATCTGCTGCGGTTGTTGTACTTGAGGAACAGGAGCAGGTGCAGGCGCTTGAGTAACTTGTTGAATAGCCTGTTGCAAAGCTTCTTTTCTCATTGCTTCAAAATCAGGCACATTAAATTGAACTCCTGGTTGTTGCGGTTGGGGAGTTTGTGATGCCATTGCTTGATCAAACTCTGCTGGATTTTGATAACGAGGTCCAGTTGGATCTGTAAAATAATTATTTTCTTGCGGCATTTGCCCAGGAGTTACGTATTGTTTGCTGGAAGGGACTTGATCTTCCATTAGTACTGGGTTATTGTTCATTGGAAGTGTAGCATTAATCAAAACTTTTTGCGATGAGCAAAACTGAAACAAGTGGGATTGTTAAAGCATTAAACTCTGTTACAGCTGAATTACGTGGAATTCGAAATATTTTATCTTCAATGTGGCACAGTCGATATCAAAACGAAGAAACTGACCTAGTGTCGCCAGAGGTTTATTCTGATGAATATATTTCTACTGAAGAGTGTGCGCGTCGTTTAAATGTAACAGATCAAACAATTAGAAATTGGATTCTACAGGGCAAAAAAAGAAAGGATTTTGGTTGGCAACAAGGGGTGCATTACATTGTCATGCCTGTTGGAACTCATAAAAAAATGATTCGTATTCCTTGGAACCAGCTTATTCTTTCTTACAGGAAAGGAGAAGATGTTAATCTAAGAACATTTGATCCTATAAATTCTGTTGATTTATATTCCGGTGATTCACGCAGGAATTTAGATCATGTACCTGATCCTTCTGTTCCTAATGTAGAAGATTAAAATGACGCATCGTTTTGATGGAATAAAAATAGCTGAACTTACTTTTGATAATTATCAAGAGAACCTACCAAAAAGCTTAGCTGCTCAAGTAGAAAAATTTTTACCACCTCAAGGTTCTTTTGATGAAAATATTATGCGTCGTTATATCCAATCAATTCGTGACTTTGAATTAGAAGATCCCAATAGCAGCATGACGCTTGCAAATAGATTGCGTTTAGCTTTTCAAGATATGATGCCGGAAACAATATGCAGTCGTTTCCCTAATGCAGATCTTCCTTTAAAACGTCGTCTACGTTGTGTAGCTGAGTATTTAATTCGTTCTGGTGAATTTGATAAAGTAAAAGATGAGAACGGAAAATTAATAAAGAAACGTGGTATCTTAGGAAAAATGGTTGTTATTTATCAGCCATTACCAAAAATGCTTTCAATACTTCAAAAACAAAAACTTTTAAAAAATGGATAGACGCGAAAAACTTCTCACTGCTTTGTGTGGAAAAGATCTTGATGGCAATAGCGTGAGATATGCTGATGCAACCATCAAGTTAATTCTTGGTGATATGGGTAAAGAATATATGAAGTTCTGGGAAATTGAAGGTCCAGGAGCTATGTGTTTTCAGCCAAACAGTACAGAGCGTACAATGTTTTGGTTGACTTTAGGTGAGCTGCACAATGCTAAAGAAGAAGCAGAATCATCCAATCAAGAAGACCTTTCTGAATCTTTCAGACGAATTTTAGAATCTGTACAAAAGATTGATCCTACAGCAGGTGCTGGTTATATTCTTAACGACCACCAGGGGATGCGTTATTTTTATATTGATTACAATAAAGAATCTGAGTAATGGGTCTTAAGCGAGGTAACGTACGCTCAGAAGAATTTGAATGGATTACCAATCGTGATTTGGTTGACTCTGCCCATCTCCTTATGGGTCAAATTGACCTCGATCCAGCTAGCTCTACATTTGCTAACGAATACGTCGGAGCAAACCATTACTACACTCCAAAAGAAGACGGCTTAAATGAAGAAAAATGGTTTGGAAATGTTTACTTGTTTCCACCTAGTCAATCTTATTTTTGGCACAAGAAAAGCCAACGTTGGAAAATAACTAGAGGTTTATCTCCGACACTAACCTCAGGCCATGCTTTGTGGTGGAGAACATTAAAACGTAAATGGTTATCTGGAGAAATTGAACAAGGTTTATATTTTTCTAACTTTATTGACATGACAATGTACTGCCAGGATATTTTTGATTATCCTGTTTGCATTTTAAAATCTCGACCTACACTAACTCGTCACTACTATGCTGACGATAAAATTTTATCAAGAAACACAGGCTGTAGCTTAGTTGTTTATTTGCAACCAAGAAACAATATAGAAGAAGCCACTCAAGAATTTATTAATATTTATTCTGAAAAAGGCAGAATTATTGTGTAAAATATTTGAACTGAGTTTTAGTTATGACGGTTTTAAGCGATAAAGAAATTCGTGTATTTGCAGAGGAAGGAATGATTACTCCCTTCCAACCTTCTTTAATCAATAAGGAAAATGAAGTTCCTATTCTTAGTTATGGTCTTAGCTCCTATGGTTACGATATTAGGTTATCGCCTAATCAATGCCTGTTATTTGGTGGTGTCCCGCACGGTATGTGTGATGCTAAAAACTTTGATCCTGAAATCCTAAAAGAAACTGAACTTCATGAGGATGACCACGGACGTTATTTTATCTTACCTCCTTTTGGCTACTGTCTTGGCGTTGCTGTTGAACGCCTGGCTTTACCCCGAGACGTTACCGTGGTTGCTGTGGGTAAAAGTACATACGCCCGCGCTGGAATCATGGCGAACATTACTCCAGCAGAAGCTGGTTGGGAAGGTCATTTGACATTAGAAATCAGTAATTGCACTCCTTTATTCAATAAAATTTATGCTAATGAAGGAATTTGTCAACTGTTATTTTTCCAAGGAGAACCTTGCGAAGTTGATTATCAAACACGCAAAGGAAAATATCAGAAACAACCTTATGAAGTAGTCTTATCTAAGGTTTAAAAACCAAAATAATCTAGATAGTTGTATGCTTTTCCTGTACGCTGTCCTGGTTTATTTGCGTAGTTAGTAGCACCAGCTGTTCCAAACGGATCTCCTTCAATAAAAGCTGGTGTTTGTCCTTGCCTATCTGTATATGGCTGATCGTAATTCATCTTCTGCCGAAACTTTCCGGCTGATTTCTTTGCTCTCAAAAACTTTTCAACACGATCTTGCTGTCGCTCGTTGCGAATGTCCCCAGCATACGCAGTGCGTTTCTCATCATCTCCCAGACGGCGAATATCTACGTCATACGCTCTCTCAGGAGTTAGATCATTAACAAACCCACCAGAGCTAGCTGCCACTATTATCTTTAGAAGTTATCATAGTTGAATTATAATTGAACTTAACTAATGAGAATAAAACGACATGGATTTTTTATCCTCCTTTATTAAGGACAATGATGAGCTAAAAACTCGTTTAGTTACTATTTCTGATTTTGGACAAGAATTAGATAATGAAAATAATGATGTTCCAGTGTATGATCAATTTAATAGAGGACTTGCAGTAACACAAGAAATGCGTCCTCGTACTAACTTAGCTATTGATCCAGAGGAACTACAACGATGCGGAGTAACGGGAACAATTCCGAGTGCGGAACAAGGAATAGCAATGGGAGCAATGCCACAACCACGACAGTTGATGGTGGATATGGGCGACTTCGCTCCGGAGGAAATGGAAATGGACGAGAAAAAACAAAGAAAGATGAGAGCTGGTTTGAACCAGTAATTTCAGAAGAAGAAATATCAGATTGCCCTGGAGGTATTTGTCCTGTGCCTTGGGCTGTTGATACAAGTGATGATAAAGATGAAATAACGTATGACAAAAAAGTATGGAATACCTATGTAAAAAAACACGAAGAAATTTTTGTTGATAATGTTAATCACCCTTCTCATTACAACAACGCAGGAATTGAGTGCATTGAAGCCATCGAAGCACAGCTAACGCCAGAAGAATATAGAGGCTACCTAAAAGGTAACGTAGCAAAATATGTTTGGCGCGAAAGGCATAAAGGGGGTATTGAATCACTTAAGAAAGCACAGTGGTATTTAAATAGACTAATTAATTTAGAATAATAATAATGGATACATTTTTCTAAAGCCTAAAAGTAAACCTAAGGCTAATCCCAACACTGCAATTTTTTCTAAAAAGGACTCAACCAAAAAAAGGACTTAAGTCGTCGTCATCTTCATCTTCGTCTTGATTAGCCATGATTGTTAGGGCTAGCTGAGCTAGCTCTATATCACTTGGAATATCAAATTCTAATTCAATATTTTCAGCTTGTAGCAAATCTTTTACAGCTTGTATCTCTAAGAGACGCTGATGATATAGGTTCAATAGAGCAATATATAGCTGATCCCAGGTTAATTCCTGTGCTTCTAATTCAGCTTTGCGCATGGCAAGCTGCAAGTGTAATGGCAATTCAAACTCTTTAGTAGATGTTGAGTCACCCATCCGATTAACCTTTACTCTACTTATTCTAGTGTATAAATTTACTTTTGAAATTCAAAAATAAAACGCAAATCTTCTTCAGTCAAATCAAAGTCACCACTGTATGTCACATTAAATTTATTAGCAAATTCTGACAAAACATAAGGGTTTATTTCTGTCTCAAGCTGTCTAATAGCAGCAACTTGTTCTGGTGAAGCTGAATAATTTCTAAAAGCTTTTAACAATAAGTTTCCAGGGAGGCTCTCTGAATCTAAAAACAAACAAGCTTCTTGTCGTCTTCTATCTAATAAACCACCAATTACTTCATGCTCTTCATTAAAAATCCATTTACCAAACTCTTGAGCTGCTTGTGCATAATTTTCATTTTCACATAAATCGATAATGGGACTATATAAAAAAGAATCCCATCCTACTGAATGAATAAATGAAATTAATCCTTGCTTCATATCAAGATCAATTTCAAGATTTAACTTATCAATTTCTTCTGCAATAATATTTATTTCATAAAGCAAATACTCTAATGCTTTTTCTTTAGTACAACAATGCCCTTGTTTAACCTGAGACCCGTCTGGATAAAATTGTGTCCCATATCCAAAAGTATAAGGACTACCTCCAGTAATAGGATCAGGGTAAGCCTTCTCGTTAAAACCTTCAAAGGCTTTAATTATAGAAATAGCATCTTGGTAAAGATACATTAGAGCTTTGCATATCTTTATACTATATATTATTTTCCTTGTCCATGGAGTTTTTTGCGTCCATGATTTGGGCGGGAATGTTTACCTTGTCCTTGTTTTGTTTTCTTAGGCTTTCCAACAACGTATCCACCGCCTTTGTTCATGTGTCTAAAGAAGCTTCACACAGTATACTAAATAAAAATAATTTTAGTTGTTGATATTTTTCTTGTTCTTCTGGCAAACCTCCAGGCCAATATTTTAAAGCTTGACATACTGCTTCATATAATGCTCTTACATCTTCAAGAGGTATTTCTATTTTTACAGTTACCATTTGACTTTATGGCTCCAATATCGAGCACTCATTTTACTTGGTTTGCTATCCTGAGCATTATGTCTCGCATAATATGACTTCTTACGTGCTTTCTCTTTGGCTGTTTTCGGATTTTTGCCAGCACCCTTTACACCCTGTTGACCGAAACGAATTATTTTTTCTTTCCCATTTTCACAAGCTTTTACAACGTGTGATTTAGTTTTATGTCCAGGAGTTTTTTTAGGCTTATTACAAGCCATTTTGTCTTTATTTAACTTTGCAGCTTTAGCTGCTTTTTTATATTTTTCTGCCATTATGAACTAAAGAAAGAAGTATATTCTTTAATATAATCCCTCCCAGCGTCACTATAAGAATCTTCTGGTTCATCAAAAAGAGTAAAGTAATTTGAATCTTCTTTATCTTCACTCTTATATCCTCCTGTATTAAATACATCATCTGATTCTCCAAAGAAACTACCTACTTGTGATAATGCTGTAAAAGGATCATCGGAAATAGATTCTAAGCTAAATCCTCCACCTCCAGCCATTCCTTGTGTGATGAATTCAATATCTCCTCTATCTGCATCAGGCATAAATTCTGCAAAGAATTCGTCTTGTGTACCTGAATATCCTGCATCACTAAAAATTTGAAATAAAGCAGTTTGCCCTTCTGGGTCTGTAGGATTAGCATCTTCTTCTCTTTCTATATAACTAACACCTATACGCTCTTGTGTTGGTGTTAATTTTTTTTCATTTAAAAATTTAATAGTTTCTCTAATCTCTTGTGCTGCGCCTGTTCTTGTAATATCAATAATATAATCTTTAACTTCTTCTAGAGAAGCATCCACTTCCATTCCAAACTGTTCGAGAACCTCTTTCCATTCAGGATTATTTTCACTAGGATCAATACCTTTTAAAACTGCATCTGCAAATTCTTCTGGTGTAGTAAAAGAAGAAAATACAGCACCATCTAAATCTAATTGTGCTTGATTAACTGCTGGTATTACTTCATTAGCAATATAGTTTTCAATATCAGCTACGCTAGTAACATCTTGTGCTGGATCATAAAAAATAGGCTTGCCATCTGCATCTTGTCTTAAACCTCGACCTATTATTTCATAATGCAATTCTGCAAATTGTTTTTTATCACTTAAGTTTTTACCATAGTGATATGCATAATCGTTCCAGGTAAGTCCTTGGGGGTTGTAATCACTTACCGTGCCTTCAATAACTGCATTTCCATTGGCATTAGCAGCAGCATAATCAGCTTGAACAACTTCAGCTTGCCTTCTATAATCGTCATCTTTAATACCCGTAATGTTTGGATCAATAGCAACTGTAGGATCAAAGTAAAAATCAGCATCAAAAGATCGAGTACCTATTCCTTTAATTTGTTCTAATTTTGCTGATGCATATGCAGAAGCAGTATTTTTTAATGCCATCATGGCATCTTGTGTTTGAAAAACGTTCTGTTCATCTTCATCTAATGTGTCTAAATAAGATATAAATTCATCCATTGACTTTGATTGATCAAAACGCGGTTTAATATAATCTTCAATAAATAATTCTTTAAATTCATCTTCAATTGTATAGATTTTATTAATTTCACTATCTGCGCCTGATAATAGTTCGGCTGCCTCTTGTTTATTTAAATCACTATCTAAATCATATTTATCTAATAAAGCTTGCCACGTAAATGGACTTTTAATATTTAACGCATCTTGCCTGTTTGTTCCTATTGGAAGGTTATTTGCTTTCATTAAAGCTTTCCATTCTTCTGTAAGTGCGCCATCTTCTCCTCGATTTGTATTTTCTATACTTTGTTGAAAAGTAAGCCATTCTGTTTCATCTAAAATAGGGTCTAAATTTTCTATATCTGCTTTTAATTTTCCTGTAATTTCTTCCATATTTTCATAACGTTCCAGCAATGTTTCATCAAACCATTTTTGCCAATTAAATACACTGCTGTTATTAGATATTCCTGTTACATTACTTAAACTATCTTCCAGAGATTCTGTCATTGCGTCTACATTTACACCTGCCATTGACAGATAACCACCTATCCCACTATCCCCAATTAGTGAGTTAGCAAGACTAGCGTTTGCACCATAAATTTCATTAAAGCCTGGTAGGCCCTTATACATATTTAATTCTCTTTCTCTTTTCTTTTCTGCGTCTAATTTTGCTACAGATGTTTCCAATAAATCTAAAGCTAAAGCTTTAAACTTATCTTGTTCTTCTAAATCTTTTTTACCAAAGATATTAAATATGCTGCCTTCTAAAACACTGACACCATTCGCATTGAGTTTAGGAGTTCTGTTACCAAACTCATCTACTTCATAAATAATATTGCCATCTGCATCTTTTTCAAACGGTTCATTCCATTCAATAGTAGGGCGACCACTTCCTGAACTTGTTCCCGTTAAGCCTAAATAGTCATCTCGATAAGCTTCTCTTTCGCCATCTGATAATTCATTCCAGCCTTCTGCATACTTTTCAGCATTTTCTGCTGCTTCTGCTGCATTACCTCTATTGTTTGCATCAGAATAACCAGAATTTTTACGGTCTGTATAGACACCTTGAAGATATAAATTTATATTTGCATCAGTATTTGCACCACCTCCGTATGGACCAACTTTGTCTAAATCAGGTAAAGTAAGTCCTCTTCCAAGATCAACTCCTGTTAATGATGAACTCCAATCATTTAATGCGGCTGCTCCATAAGTTGTTGTTTTATAATACTCAGGATCAAAACCCTTACCGTCAATTTTATAACTAGGAGGTTGTGCAAGGTCACTTGCATTTACTGGAGTTATTTTATTTTGTAAATAAAAACCTGAAAATAATTCTGCATCCCCATCTAAATTTCCTTGACTATCAAGTCTTGCAATATCGTCAATATAATTTGCAGGTAATGCTTTAATAGCACCTTCAACTAAATTTTTAAATACTTCAGGTCCACTTTCTGCATCATTAAAACTTTTAGCAATATTGTCATAATTTTGTTGTAAACCTGTGCCAACAAATTCTTTGTCATATGTTAATTTGCCATCTTTAATTTGAAATTTATTTCCAGGTAAAGCTCTAGCTTCGTTTTTACCATAATTATTCCAGTGAAATTGTCCATAAGCATTTGCAGCTTTATTGTATGAATCTTCATTTACAAAACTGCTACCATCTGAAGTTAATACAGCTGAGTGTTTTGTTATATTTCCATCTGTACCCAACATTTCAAGTTCACTATATGTTGCAAGGCCACGATCCTTCCCAGGAGGATTTCCAGGTAAATTACCAGTTCCATTGTGCCAATCAAAAGCCATACGGCGTTTAGCTGCATGGTTAACTAATTCATTTTGCCTTTCTGTACTAAGGGTGGCAAAATTTTCAAGTCCTGCTGCAATATCATTGCCAGGTAAATCTTTAATGGTTTCATAAAGCCATCTTCCTTGTGGAGTGTCTCGCTTTATAACTGTTTTTTTTGTATAAACATTTACCCCACCTACTGAATAAGCAAAGTTTGTAGTTTCTTCAAGCCCACTTTTTATCCAATTTGTAAATGTATCTTTATTAGTATTCTGATTATTCCAAACAGTATCAAGAAATGTCCCATGTGCTTTATAATATGTGTTCCATCCTCTTGCTTTTGCTTCTTCATTATTAACAGTATCTCCTAATCCATTAATTAAAACATTATTCGGTTCTCTTCCAACATATTGTCCATAAAGATTAAGAGCTTCCATTATGCAGTTGCTTTATTACTCATATAAGTATCCACTAATTCTAAAGTATTTGACTTGATCCAATTAATAATTGCCGTAAAATTATTTTCATTAAAAAAATTTTGTTTTCTATACCAGCTTTCCATTGGTTCACTTCCTTTATTCGAATTACACCTAGTACAAGCAGGTACTAAGTTATGTCTATTGCTACATCCTGACTTATATTTTGGAACAATATGATCCAAAGATGTTGCTTTTGCTCCACAATAGGCACATTTATATTCCCAATCTTTGTATATTTCTTCTCTAAATCTTTTTTTAGCTAATCGTGGTGTTAGTTCAACGAGGAGGGCGAGAGGTTCGTGCTCCGTTCTGAACATGTTTTATTAGCCGTTATCTTATTTTAAGTGAACTAAACTTTATAAAAAATAACCGGCCTTAAATTAAAGTAAATACGGTTGACGTTTTGTATAACGAACTTAACTTGTGTATGTAGTTTCTACACGATCATGCAAAACAAAGTCTGGTGTTCCGTTAAGGAAAC